GAACCGAAGAAAGGCAAGGGTAAGAAGTCTTTTCAGGAACGTATCAATGAGCTTACGAGGAAGGCTCGTGAGGAAGAGCGGGCTAAGATTGCCGCAGAGCATGAAAAGCAAACTCTCCTTCAGCGCCTAGAAGCCCTCGAAGCTTCTGTACATAAGGACTCCAAATCCGAGTCTGTTAAGGAGCAGCTACCTCAAGGCGCTCCCTCGCCCGATGCAGTAGACGACGACGGCGAACCTCTATACCCGCTTGGTCAGTTCGATCCTCAGTTCATTCTTGATCTTACTAAGTTCACGATTGCTGAAGAGCGAAAGACCATTAAGGCAGAAGAGGCGAGGCAAGCCGAAGAGCAGAAGATTGCAGCAGCCAAGGCTGAATTGCAGGCTTCTTGGTCGGCTAAGCTTGAAGAGGCCGAAGAAGAAATCCCTGAGATTCGCGAACACATCGCCGATCTCGTCGATAGCTTCTCCAATCTTGATCCGTCGTATGGTGAATATCTCGCCATGACTATTATGCAATCGGACGTTGGACCTGAGATTATGGAATACCTGTCTCAAAATATCGGCGAGGCCCAGAAAATTGTTGGCTCTGGTCCTACGGCTGCTACTCTCGCGATTGGACGACTTGAGGCTAAGCTCTCACGTCCAGCGAAAGAAACGCCCAACAAGAAGGTGTCTGATGCCCCTGAACCTCCGACCCGCGTGACCAAAGGTCGCCGTCAGTCGGGAACAGTAAAGCCAGATACCGATGACCTAAGCGCCTTCGAAAAGGCATTCTACCAGAAGTAGTTTACCAAGCGAAGGCATCCAATAATAGAAAGGAAAATAGCTAATGGCTACTAACACTGTTGACCAGTCAAAGCTGGTTCTCAATGCCTTCGCTGCTACGTTCCAGAACAATCTCCTTGCGGCTGATATCGTCAGCTGGAAGCAGTACGATTCTGAAATGAATGATCGTAACGGACTGAAGGTTAGCGAACAGGTCGGCCCGCGTTACCTCGTCACCCAGACGACTAACGGAGTCAAGGACCTGTCCGCAGGCGTTCAGGATTCGACCTACGGTTCTGAGCAGTTCGTCGTAAATAAGACCTTCGGTGCTTCGATGGGTTGGGGCGACTTCGTGAAGATTCGCGATATCGGTGCCGCCCGTGAGTCCGAGTCTCTTAAGAACGCGGCTACTCAGCTCGCCGAACAGATCGACGCCTACATCCTTGGTGTCGCGGCTCTTGCTGCGAACAACGAGGTCGGTACTGCCGGTAATAACGTCGCGACTTATGCCGACGTCCTTAACGCGTATACCCGCCTCAAGGAAGAGGGTGTCGATGACGCCGATCTCCGCATGGTTCTGTCCTACGCAGACAAGCAGGCCCTCGGTACTACCGTGACTGCTTATGCCGCTACGGACAGTCTCTCGACTGCGACGTTCCGTAAGGGCTTCAGTGGTGAGATCGCCGGTCTTCCGACGATGTTCACCCAGCAGCTCTCGAACATCACGCCGGGTACTCGTACTTCTCCTGCTGCGGTGGTTGGTGCTAACCAGAACGTCTCCTACGCCTCGGTTGCTGTCTCGGGTTCTCCGGGTCAGTACATGACGCAGACGATTAATCTCAACGGTCTCGGTGCCACGAAGACGATCAAGGATGGTGAAGTCTTTACCATCGCTGGCGTCAACGCGTGGGATAACCGACTCCAACAGAGCCTCGGCCGTCTGCAACAGTTCCGTGTCGTGGGCGATGTGACCTCTGACGGTACTGGTGCGGCTACTGTCCGTATCTTCCCGGCGATCATCATCGGTGACACCGACAACAACTCGGCTCACCGTACCGTCGATGTCGCTCCGGCTGCGGCTGCGGTTGTGACGTTCCGAGGAACTGCCAGCACGGCTTACAAGCCGCGTGTCCTTATTCAGAAGCAGGCTATTGTGGTCAATACTGCCGACCTCATTACGCCCGCGACTGACACGGCTCGCCGCCAGCAGCTCACCAAGGTTCCGATGTCGGTTCGCATGTGGCAGCACAGTGACTTCGCAACGGGTGCACATAGCATTCGTTTCGACTGCGCACTCACCGCCAACGTCCGTGACCGTCGTCGAATCGTTCGCATGAACGGTGCGTAACTAATGATTGGAGGGGGTTTCGGCCCCCTCCGATTACTATGAAAGGTTCGTTATGTCTCGTACCATGCCTTCTAAGAGCAACGCGCAAGCCCTGCTCACACTAACAGCCGCTAACGCCGCCGCTGCTCCTACTTCTCAGGACATCGATGTCAGCAACTACGGCGGCATCCTTCTTTATATTAACATCACGGCTATCTCCGGGACTTCACCAACTCTGACTGTTACTATTCAGGGGAAAGATGACGTATCGGGTCAGTATCACACAATTCTAGCGAGTGCGGCCCTGACTGCCACGGGAATGACAGTCCTTAGGGTTTATCCCGGACTGACCGCTGCAGCCAATCTAACGGCTAATGACGTCCTCGCTAAGACAATTCGTATCACGACAGCCATTGGAGGTACGACTCCTGCAGTCACTGCGACTATTTCTCCCGTTCTCGTTTAAGGATTAAACATGGCCGCTAAGCAGCTAATGCTCCCTGCCAACAGGGCATTTGACAGTAATGGATTCCCGGCTAATTTCTATGCCGATTCCGCTCTGACTAATTCGTTGGGTTCGACGGTTACTGCCAACGCTGCCGGTAGATTTGTGACTCCTGTGTATCAGGATTCGACGACTCCGTTTCGTATCAAAATATTTGACGTCGATGGTAACGAACTAGACGACATCGATCCTTATTACTTCGGTTCGATGTATGGATACAGTGTCATTGGAACGGGTTCGACTACGGCTGCGAATAGAACGGCTCTGGCTGGACTCTCGACTACATTGGGTTCGGTGTATCTACAGGAAGACAAGCGCGAAGGCACGTTCGTCTTTGATTCTTCTGATCTTTCTACTAGAGTCACCGAAGACACCCAACAAGGAATCTATGTCCCTCCTGTGACCGATCCAACCGGGACCAACGGTGCATGGGTTCGTCAGCACGACGGTAATCATGACCCTCATTGGTTTGGTGCCGTAGGCGA